ATTAATAGTCTTAAGGGCTATTTCTTACGCAACCTAAACAAGGAAAAATTAAAAGGAGTACGTGTGTATGATATGTTTACATCTGTGAATGGAGCTGCAGGAGTGAAATTTGTTGATAAGATCAATCGGCAAACCAGTGCGGGTGAACCGTGGAATAAAGTTAAGAGAGCTTTTATGACCCCTTTACCTGCGCGAGGTGGTCTTATGGATCCAGTTCAGTTAGATGATGAGATAGTAAATCGATGTAAAATGATGATCAATGAGTATGAATCTGGAACTATGTGTCACCCTATATTTGGTAGTCAATTGAAGGATGAACCTCGAGGAGAGAATAAAATAGCGAACCATTTAACAAGAGTATTTTTAAGTGGTCCCATAGATTTTACTGTTGTCACTCGCATGTATTACTTGAGTTTGATTAAACTTATACAAGAAAATCGATTTCTTTTTATGAGTGCTCCGGGCACGAATACTCATTCTAGTGAATGGGGTGAATTTGTTGATTTCTTGGGTATTTTCGGTTTGGCTCGTATTATAGCGGGAGATTTCAAAAAATTTGATAAGAAGATGTGGGCACGTTTGATTGTGGAGGCTTTTGATATCCTCATTGAGATTGCGCGTGCGAGTGGGAATTACACAGAAAAAGAGTTGATAGTAATGAAGGCTATTGGATATGATATAGCTTTTCCCATGATCAACATGAATGGAGATTTGATGCAATTTTTTGGTGGAAATCCTTCTGGGCATCCTCTTACAGTTATAATTAACTGTTTAGTGAATATCATTATGATTATGTATTGTTATCGTATCTTAAATCCCATGTGTGAAGTGGAATCATTTTTTCTTAATGTACGTCTAATGACGTACGGGGATGATAACATTATGGGAGTTTCAGATGAATGTCCTTGGTTCACACATACGACTATTGCAGCAGCTTTTAAAGAAATTGGGATTGATTATACTATGCCAGATAAGACATCTGAGAGTGTTCCTTATATTCACCTACGGGATGCGACTTTTCTAAAGCGCAGATGGAGATATTGTTCAGAATTAGCACTGTATTTTGGACCACTCGAACATGAATCTATAGAAAAAATGTTGATGGTGTGGGTGGCATCATCAACAATTTGTAAGGAACAGCAAGCTATAGAAATCATAAAAGCAGCACTAAGCGAATATTTCTATTACGGCAAGGAGATTTTCGAGGAAAAGACTGAACTCATGAAAAAGATGGTATTAGATTTAGATCTTGAATCTTATACTGATGAAACTACGTTTTTAACGTGGGAACAATTAAAAGATCGTTTTTGGGAGAATTCCCCAAATAAAGGCTATTTAGAGTTTCATAGCCAAAACCCAAGAGCTCTCTCTCTAGATAATTACTGTCCGCCTCTGCAGAGTGGTCTACTCGAAGACGGAAGCGTGGATTTAGAGATGTTACATTTACTAGAGCGATCCTCAGAATCCCTATTTAGGGAACCGTTAGTTAATGCGGAATTAAGACCCCAGGGAGTTAGTGGATTAAGTTTACCCAACTCTTTGGCAAATATACAACTTGCTCAACAAGGCCCGCGCGATGACTCCGGGTTGGTTGCTCGAGCCCGC